CGCGTAGCGGCGAGGTGGTACACCGACGCGAGTTAACAAATCCCGCAAAAAGGCGGGGGGTTGAGGGTGGGGTGGCAACCCCTGTCCTCAAGCAATATATAAAAAAATTTTATTTTTTTATATAATGTAATTCGCTACTGCGTAATTAACTAATCTAACGGGGATATATGTATTTCCGTTAATTCATCACTATCATCCTCATTTGTTATTTTGAATATTTTCCATCTGTCTCTGCTCATTGTATTATGGTCAGGTCTTTCGTTGGCAAAACACACAACGGTAGGAGGTTCAAATAAACACATACCACCTTCATATTTAGATGAAAAAAAACAACCATTTTTAATTTCTTCAATTCCTGAGTAAGATACATAATCAAATGATTCACGTGGTATATCTAAAATTACTAATCCTATTCTCCTACCCTTTTCAATACGTTTTAAAATGGCATATTTCATGTCTGATGCTTTACCTGATAAAATAATGGCGTCATATTCGACACATAGATATTTACAAAATGCTGATTTCCCGATGCCCCCTTTAGTATCGTAGAACCACCATATATTTCTATCATTGTCTTCATTACAAATTTTATCTAAAGCTCTTTCTTGCCAAAATCTTAGTTCTTTAATAGTACTAACTTGATTCTTAATATATAATATGTTTGTCCATTGTTTACCATGCTGTTTATCTGCGTATTTTCCCGTAGAGCTACAGTATTCGATGCAAGCGTGAGTGTTTCTCGCAATTTCCCAATGGAATCTTTTACTAAATTTATGTTTAGGTCTAATTTTTTCATGGAATTCAACGTATCCTTGGAGGTGTGGGGTTCCTTCTTTAAGGACGAGTCCGCTAAAATCACAGATTTGCCCTTTTCCAATTTCTTCTTGAAAAGCATATCTTGAAATTTCTTTATTATCCAATATTTCATTTATATTTATTTTAGAAAAATTATTTGCGGTGAAAAACCAATTGCGCGCGGGAGAACAAGAGGTGTTAGTATTACCATCCTCTTGTTCGACTTTTGTTCCAACAGAGAGACTCATTTTTGGGTATATAATATTCTCCTAGATATTTTTTCTAAAATAAAAATATAAAATGTGTGAGTGGGAAAAATATGGTTTACTCCCCTGCCCTTCGTGTTTAGAAAAAAAATTTGAAAAATTAATTGCATTTTTGAAAAAAAAAATATCTAGTGCTAAATTATAAACATGCCAGGAAAATCCCGCAAATCTAAAAAGTCAAAAAAAGTGACTTTAAAAGTTGCTAAAAGAAAGGTCGCTAAAGTCCATAAGAAAAAAGCGAAAAAAAATATGGATACATTCTTTTTTAAGTCTAAGGTTACAGCTGTTATAACTCCCTCTCAGGGAGCATCAGTTGCTAATTATATTTATAATACATTTTCTTTAGACCCAGCAGGTGCTGGCTCAGCTTATACCAATAATGCTGAGTTCCAGTTATATCGTAGTATGTATGATAAATTCCGTGTTAATAGTGTAAGGGTAACATTTACTCCTAAGGCTAATGTATTGGATCAAGTTAATAACAATAACGATACTTCTTATAATACCACTGGTGATGGTATGGTTCATCACGTTGTGGATAGAGATAGCGTTGGACCATCTAATATAGCACGTATGACACGTTATCCTTCATATCGTAAAACAAGTGTGCTTAAAAAGTTTACCCGTGTTTATTCAGTCAAATATCCTATGGGTATTTGGATTGATTGTGATGCTCCGTCTCAGTTTGCTTTGTCAAGGGAATTGGGGCTTCAAGGTGGTATAACTATATATGCTGAAAATGTATTGGAGGATTCAGGTGAGGTATATAATGAACCATGGGCTTCCGTGTTGGTAGAACACAATATAGTTTTTCAAGGTAAAACTCAAGGACTTCTTAAAGGTGTTTATAACAATAATAATGATCTTGTTGGTGTTACAAGTGAATTTACTTCATTTGATCCTAATCTTGCACAAACAGCTATCTTGAATATACGTGGAACATTGGATAGCGATAAACGTTTAGTTGATACAGCTACTGCCATTACACAGAATTCTATAACTGACAGCGCAACCGCGTAGCGGCGAGGTGGTACACCGACGCGAGTTAACAAATCCCGCAAAAAGGCG